TCTCGGGACGACCGGTTACGTCGTTCACAAGTGCGAACCTTCCTACAGGCGTTACTCTGTCCACGACGGGGTTGCTTGCAGGAACGCCCTCCGTGTCTGAACCCCTCGGAAACACGTTTACGGTAACCGCTTCGACTGGATTTGCCTCTCAGACGAAGACGTACTCGTACACAACTATCCAGGACAACATTCTCGTGGTCATTCCAACTACAACTGTAACGGTTTCGCCTGTCTTTTCGAATGTGGAGTTTGACATTCTCTCCTACAGTGGTGCAGATGGGTCGCTAACATCATACTACGGCCCACAGGGCATCGAACCCAACCAGTCTACGATGGCGACACTCAGTACAACGGCTCCGAACCTTCTTGGAGGAAACTTTGGGAACGTCCCCGTGCTTGCACCGGAGTACAGGTTTAATGTAGAAGGAGCAGTCGGGTCGTTAACGAGTCTCAAGCAGGTGAATGCTGTCGTCTCGCCTGCCCCTATCATTCAGCACTCGGCCATTCTTGCGGATACGATTGTCTATCCGAATACGGTTGCAATCCCCCCTCCGATACCGGCTGTGGCTGGGCGCATCGTGGTCTCGACGGACAGTCCAACAAGCTTCGCAGCACCTTCGTCTGTAGGAATTTCGCTCACAGGACCGAGTGTCTGGACAACTACGTATTCCTTCACAGCCCAAGGCCCGGGCTACGATATGGCTCGCTGTTCGAACGTCTTCATTGCCGTGTTCGGCTCAAACATCATTCGTTCGACAGACTACGGGAATACCTGGACACAAATTGCGTCTTCGAACATCACGACCCTCTCCGATGTGTTTGGAATGCAATATGCTGGCTTGCCAGACCCCACGGTGCCGGGCCCTCCTCGAGCCCGGTTTACCAACCCGACGTTTGGCGCCGTTGTCTCGGACGGCACCTCAAACTGGTGGGCCATGGGCATTGGAACCTCAAATGCCCCTCCTCCCACGCCAGCGGGATACTGGGCCCCCGTGTCTGTGATTCGGAGGTCGACTGACAACGGCCTCACGTGGTCGGACACGCTCGGCCCTATCACGGGCACGCTCAGTCCAAGCATTATGCAGTTTACTCGGCTCTTCTACAACCAGGGTCGGCTCTTCTATACGGGCAGGCAACGTCTTCCGCTTCTGCAATCGAATGCGTTCTCGTATGCCGATGTTTCCGACATTACAACGTGGACGAAGCCGCTCACAACGCTTGACGCGTATGGTGCAATCCTCGGGGTCGGGTTTAGCAATTCGACCGCGGTCGCAGTCGGTACGGATTCAAACGCCTCCGCTCTCTTTGTCTCGACGGACAATGGGACAAACTGGTCGACCGGAACGAACCCCAATCCGGGCCCAAGTGGTTCATACGACAACATTGACCTCTTTCAGAGATACGGAACCTGGTTTCTCGGGGGGCTGTCCAATGGGTTTGTGTCCTTGAATGCCTCGCGAGACCTCACCGTGTGGCAAGACCGAACGGTTTCACCCTATCCGGGGAGTTATTCTGTGACAACGGAAAACGGCATTACCTGGGTGTCCGGGGGACCAAACAACCAGCAGTTCCTAGCCTCGCGCTGGCAAGACGATGGCACCACCGCAACGGGGTCTACGATTACCTCGAGTCTTGCCACGGGTATCGAGTTCAAGCGTCTCTACTCGGACGTCACCTACAATCCGAGCAATCCGACTCTGACGTTCTCCATCCCCTACGACGCGTCCGGCATTGCCTTCACGAGCCCGACCCAGACCCAGTTTACGAACTGGCAGTATGTCCCGGTGTCGACCATCCCAGTCGTTGCGTCGAACCCTGTTCCGGGGAGCTTCCTCTACTACTATGCCTCGGGCCTGCCTCGGGGTCTGACTCTGAACCTGGATGCATCGGGGGTGTCTTCCACCATCACTGGGACGTCCAGTCAGTACAGCGATGCATTCCAGAGAGTCATTCTCTATGCGGCTCTGAATCCCGGGGGTGGAGGGGGTGGCGTTGCAGCTCTCCCGATTACGATGCGGACCATCCTCCCCACGGTCCAAAAGCAACAGACCTCTGCAGGGGCCTGGACCTCCCTGGTCCGCCAGTACACGGTGGTGAACGCGGCCGAGAACTCCATCAACGGGAGAGCCCTGCCTGCCACGGAACCTCCTCTCGGTGAGTTCACCCGCCCTTACCCGCCGGACGAGGTCTCGGCGCCGGGAGACCCGAACTGCCGGAAGTGCTAAATGGAAAATTTGTAGTGTGGACCTAGTGTCCTATGCAGATGACGTCTCTTGGTGAGCCTAGTCCTCCTCGAGCGTCATGTCCTTGAAGTCGGCCATTCCCACATACCCGACCGGCTTCGTCACCGTGAGGTTGCCCTCGTCGTCCAGCACGCCCTCGTAGACCCGCTTCGTCTCCGGGTTCACGTAGTATTCCTTGCCGTTGAACTCGACCACCTCGAGGTCGACCGGCTCGACCTGGGAGGTCGCCGCCGACGTCGGCTTGGTGCGCTCGGCGAGGAACGCGGCGACGTGGTCGCGCGCGGTCTTGCTGTTGAAGGCATCCTTGGACATCGCGTTCAGGTAGGTGAGCAGCTCGGGCTCAAGCTCCTTCGCGCGGTCCTTGTCGCCCTCCTTGAGCGCCTTCCGCCAGGTCGGGTCGACCTTGGGCAGGTTGGCGTCCGAGGCAGGCTTGGCCTTCTTCGGCTTGGGCGAAGCCGGGAGAGGAATCTCCGCGGGCTTGGCGGGAGACTTGGCGGCCTTGGCGGCCTCCTTCTCCGCAGCCTTGGCGGCCTTGGCGGCCTCCTTCTCGGCCTCCTTGGCAGCCTTCTCCGCAGCCTTGGCATCCTCCTTGGCCTTCTTCTCGGCCTCCTTGGCAGCCTCCTTAGCCGCCTTCTCGGCCTCCTTCTCGGCGAGCTTCGCGGCCTTCGCCGCCTCCTTCTCGGCGAGCTTCGCGGCCTTCGCCGCCTCCTTCTCAGCCGCCTTCTCCTCCGGCGACTTCTTGGGCGACTTGGCGGCGGCCTTCTCAGCCTCCTTCGCCGCCTTCTCCGCAGCCTTGGCGGCCTCCTTCTCCGCCTTCTCTGCGGCCTCCTTCTCCGCCTTCTCCGCGGCCTTCGCTGCCTCCTTGGCAGCCTTTTCCGCGGCCTTCGCCGCCTCCTTCTCAGCCGCCTTCTCCTCCGGCGACTTCTTGGGCGTAGCGGCCTTTGCCGCCTTCGCCTCTGCCTTGGCGGCCTTCTCGGCCTCCTTGGCTGCCTTGGCCTCCTCCTTGGCCTTGGCTGCAGCGGCCTTCTCGGCTTCCTTCGCTGCCTTGGCGGCCTCCTTCTCCGCCTGCTTGGCCGCCTTCTCCGCGGCCTTCTCCTCCTTGGTCGCCTTCCGCTCGGCGACCCTCTCCGGGAGCGTCTGGGGCGCCGCAACCGGCACCTCGACCTCCGACTCGACGGCCGTCTCGTTCCCGTGCTCGGGGAAGAGCTCGGCCATCAGCGAGGCGATGAACATCTCCCTCGCCTCCTCCGCAGACGGCTCCCCCTCGCGGTCGAGGGCGGGGTTCGTGGCGGAGACCTTGATGATGGCGTTGATGATGACCTGCTTGAGTGAAGACATCTTGACTTGGACCTGGGTGTACTGTTGTTGAGAGCTTGTGAGCTGTGAACAGTGTGTGGCTTGCCTGGGGGCACAGACCATAGGGCCTGCCGAGCACGAATCCGTTTTGGAGAGTTGGACCCCTTCAAAACGGATTCGTGGTGCCCTGCCTCCTCGGTCCGTCCCCCACTCTCTCACACCAGACACCATGTCAGCCTTCTACAGCTCAAGCTTCACTGAGGACGCCGTTCTCGCCGCCTGGCGGGAGCGCAAGAACCAGCTGCGCGCAAAGCAGCTTCAAGTCGCAAACGACTGCCTCTACTCGGTAGTCGAGGATAGCATCCTTGGTCGCAGGACCGAACTGCTCAACGCTCTGCTGGACGCCATCAACACGGCGCCCGCCTCGCAGGGCATCTCCATCCCGCTCTGGACCTACCACACGTCCCACTACAAGGGCCGTTACCGGGACATCGTGGGCACCACAGAGTGGTACGAGATGGAGACCCGACTCCGCCGGAAGGGATACCACTGGGTCGTCGGTCGGGTGGACCGTTACAAGGACCCCGAGACGACGCTTCGCGCCGACGATGGCGCCTGGGACTACATCTGGGGCTGGAACGGCACCCCGACGTCGGTCCACGATGTCGTCCGGCAAACGGACTTCCGGCGGCGCATCGCCCTCCTCTTCGGAGACGACCGTTACCGGGTGTCCTACCGGGTGACCCACCAGAAGGTCCTCTCCCGGCCGCTCGACGTCGTCGTAGACAAGGTGGAGCTGCGGCTGCACTTCCACCCGAGGGGGCTCTACGACCGGAGCCGCAAGGCGCTCCTGGATACGAAGCTCAAGTACGAGAGCCACGTCCCGGAGCCCGAGGACTGGCGTATCCCCTACCTCTGGACCGGGGTCGAGGACGAGACGCCCGGCTTCTCCAACGAGCCGTTGACGCCTCCTCCGCCTCCGCCTCCCACGGAGCCGCCGGTTCTGGCTCGGAGGACCAACGGTGGGGGCATCCACCCGCCAACGGGTGACGAGTCGCCCATCCCGATGTCGGACGAGACCCGCGCATCCTGGAACGCCTTCGTCGAGTCGGTCGAGGCAAGACGCAGGCTCGACTTCAGCATCCACGAGTACTCGGGTCCGGATGCGCTCCAACGGGCGGCACGGGACTCCCTGGCGAGCGCGCTGGACGACGCGGCGCCGTGCCACTGCGGGCACCACCACCCGGAGGAGGAGTAACGGCTACCCGGCCAACGGCTAGGAACCTGGGGGCAGGACCCCCTCTGCATGCAATCAATCTTTCCATTCTGGGCTGGCCACCTCTCCAAAACGGATTCGTGTGGTCCAGGGGAAGGGGTCTGTGCCCCAGGCACAACACACAACACACTCTTGGCTCAGCGCAACGACGACTGAGCAGGGAGTTCACTCTTGGCACGCCACACACACGAGCGTAGCAGGGAGTTCATCACGACAACACACGATAGGATGCTCGCCTCCAAGTTCTTCAACATGAACTGGTGCGACATCATGGCCGAGCAGGAAGAGGCCCAGACGAATGTCCACGTCCGCATGAGCGCAGCGGAGTGGAAGGAAGAGGGAAAGCGCATCATCCGCAGCTGGCCGCGGAACCGCGACCTCCGCGAGTGCCTCGCCTACCTGGACCGCATCGACGCGGCTCGTGCGGCTGCGCCGGTTGCGTCGGTTCCGGCCCCGGTCGTCCGCCGGCCTCGCACGGAGTTCGACATCGACTTCGCCATCTGGCGGGACATGGTCGAGTGCCCGTCCAAGTACGGCGACGACATCTGCGAGTGGCTCGAGCTGAACGAGAAGCTCACCAACGGCCCCGGCCGCTGGCGCCTCGGAGCGTTCTGGGACCGCTACCAGGCGGAGCAGGAGAAGGCCGACGCTCAGCGTGCGGCCATCGAGGAGGACTGGCGCCAGGACAAGGCGGCAACGGTCATCGCCGCCGCGGTCCGCGGGCACCAGGCTCGCCTCCGCATGCCCTTCCGCGACTGCTGCATGTGCCTCAGCCACCGCGTCTCGCCCCTCGAGACCGACGTCGGCCACATGTGCCGCGGCTGCGCCGAGCAGGGGCCCTACACCGAGGAGACCGGTCCGCTCGCCGACCCCTGGTCCGAGTTCCGCGCCGACTACGTCGGGCGCCCTGTCGTCGACTGGGAGGGTGTCCGGGAGAATGAGGAGGGCCGTGCAGCGCTGTTCCGCGAAATGCACCCTAACCTCGACCGCTGCCTCCGAGAGACGGTCGACTTCATCCTCGCCCAGCCGCGCGCGCCTGCGCCGACTCCGGAGCCCGAGCCAGAGCTCTGTCGCTGGTGCTTCAGCGAGCTCGAGGACGGCCAGAAGGACGGCTTCTGCGACCGCGACTGCGAGTACGACTACATGAAGGAGACCTGGCGCGAGCGCTACTAAACCCAAAAACCAAAGACAACACTTCAAAACGGAAACACAACCACAAAACCACTTTTCCGTTACCCGTCAAGATGCGCTCTCCTCACAACGCCGCTTGGGATGTCGTGAACGAGCTGGGGATGCTCCAGACCGTTCGCGAAACCGTTGCACAAGACCCCGAGAACCCCAGACGCTGGCTCGTTACATTCGAGTCCGTCCCGGGTTCTCTCATACACTCTCGCCTTCATGCAGAAGTCATGGAGGGCGAGCCTCATGCCTACGCCTGTGTTCTCGACCGCCACAACGTCGGTTATCGGGCAATGACCCGTATCATGGACCGCCTGATGCGCCGCCTCGAGCGCCCGCCTAGAGCTTCTCCACCTTCGGGGCAACCACCTTCGGGAGGGTCACCACCTGCTTCACCGGGGAGGGACAGGCGTGACTCTCAGGATGACGACAGGTCAGACAGAACGCCGCCGCGCACCCGGCGCACGTAACCATTAGCAGCCCCGGCACCTTCTTCGAACAACACGAACACTTCATTGCAAACAGACCTTGGTAGGTAGACACACTTTTGTTTTGGAGGGATAGCAGGGACAGGGCTCCGGTCGACACGGAGCGGCACACTCGGTCTTGCGCGCCTCCTGGCACCCCAGGTGGCGAAAGGGAGACTCGCGGTAGATGCACCCAGTGTTGCAGAGAGACTTGAGATGGGGTGGGAGTCCACAGATGAAGGTCTTCGCGGGAGTGTGGACCCGGTTCATGGCGGAAAGAATGAGACGGGTCTGCATGTTTGGAGAACCTCAGAGCCCAGAGTCTAGACTCCTTTCCCGGCTGAAGACAATGAAGACAGTTCGGTTTCGCACCGAGGTCGACCCTGACGTCCAGTATCCACCCGACCGATTCCGGGACGAGGTGACCATCTACCTTCACGACCCTGAAGGATGGGCGCGGTTTCATCACTTTGAGTACGCCCCCTCGGGACCTGCGAAGGTCATTCGATTGGCCAGCAAGCGAGCCATCAAGGCTGCAGGATGCGTGGAGGACGAGCTGTCGTGCGCTATCCTCGGGGGCAAGGACATCTGGCTGAATGCCGACCGATGGGTGCACGGTGCCCCGAAGAGCAAGCTGCCTCTTCAAGAGTACAGGCAGTATATGGTCACCCACGAAATGGGGCATTCGCTGGGGTACGAGCACGCCAAGTGCCCGGGGTCGGGTCCCGTTCCCGTGATGGTCCAGCAAACGCTTGGGATTGGAGCGTGCACTCCGAATACCAAGGTTACAGAGATTGACCTGCGGATGAAGTAATGCTGTACGTTCTCATTCCCCATACAGCCCAGACGTGGGAAGCCTTTCGCATGTTCGTAAGCTACGCGGCAGCAGAACAGGCGGCATTGGTTGCAGCCCGGGGGTTTGAGCGAGCAGGTCTGGACCCCGACTGGTGTTCCATCGTTGCCTTTGAGGGTCAGGATGAGCTCTACCCTGTTTTTTTGTATACGCTCGTCGGGTCGACTCGCCTTCACCGGGAGCGTCTGCCTACTCCGTCGTCTTGAGAATCATCACACCAGCCCCGATGAGCGCAATCGCGAAGTAATCGTGAACATGAAGCGTCTCCTTGAAGAGGAGAATGCCCGTAACCGTTGTCGCCACCACGCTAAGTCCCGACCAGAGCGCATTCGTCATTGCCATGCCGGATGCATTCATGGTCAGCCGCAGGAGGTAGCCCACGGCCGCATAGAAGAGAACACCAACCGCAAAGAAGGCATTGCTGTCAATGCTCTTTTTGAAGCAGGACATCGCCAGTGTCTCCAGCATGACGATGAGCAGTACATACCAGTAGATGCGAGGGATTGCCATTGTATTACGAGGATAGAATATGGAGATTCTTACTGCCTTTGTTCTTGGGCTGGTTGTCTACTTCGGAGTCATGGCCCTGTACTATTCGCTTGCAGGGTGTCCGCGCGAGATACGATGGGAGATTTAGTTCGAGTAGGCCAGGCCGCCCATGCCACTCATGATGCGGAAAATGTTGTAGTTCACCGCGTAGATGCGGAAGTTGTAGGGGAAGGACTTGCTGGGGAAGGTGCCCGCAACTCCCGAGGCAATGCTGTCGAACACGAGCGTCGCATTGTCGATGCGGCTGAAGTTGCACGTTCCGGTGGGCTGGTGCTGCTCCGGGTTGATGGCGAAGGAATAGACGTTGATGGGGTTCGCGCGGCCCTGGACAACCGGCTCGGGATTGGAGCCGCTGCTCGTAAGCTGGCTCTGGACACCGAAGTTGGTGTTCACGCCACTGCCCGTGTGGTGCTGGTAGGGCTGGACCTTCCAGAAGTAATCACCGTAGCGCTCATCGAAGCGGTCCTGGCCGTTAATCTGGAGGCGGCAGCGGTTCACGATGTCATTGTAGGTGAAGGGCATGGTGTAATCCGAGGCCGCACCCGTGTTCGGGTCCGTGACCTGGCCCACGTAGGCGCAATCCGAGTAGCGGGCATCCTGGAAGACCCAGATGAGCTCCTTGACGGGGTGGTTGAGCGTCAGGTCCAGGCGGGCCGAGGACGTGGTAATCTGCTGCTGGCCCGTGTACTGGAGCTGGTCGATGAGGTACTCGTGGCTCTCCTGGGCGAAGCGACGGCGCTCCTCGACGTCGAGGTAGACGTAATCGATGTAGAGCGCCATGTCCTTGAGAGCGGGGAGCGCGGAGGCTGCGGCGTTGATGCCTGCAGAGTAGCCGCCCTTGGACACGAGGTCGGTCGCATCCGCAAGGGTGATGTTGAAGCGAACCTCGTGGTACTGGAGGGCGATGAGGGGCAGCGCAAGACCAGGGTTGCGGTTGAACCAGAACTGGAGAGGCACGTAGAGCACGTTGGGGCGACCCTGGCAAGCAAGCGCTCCCGTCGACGTGCCACCGAGAGCCCCGCCGACCATGGCATCAAGCTTGTAAGCCGTGTTGAAGTCTGCGGTAAGGCACTCCCAGAGGTAGAGCCACTCGCCGTAGTGGGTGTCGATGACCTGACCGCCAATTTCGACCTCAATCTTCCGAAGAAGGAGATACCCGAGGCGACGCTGGGCACCAGACGTCCAGGTGACATCGGGGTTGGGACCCGTGACCATGTCGGGGAGAGTCACCTCCACGTAGGTCTTCCAGACGAGGTCTGCATTGCGGTTGACGACGGCAACGACGCGCTGGCCATAGGTGGGGGCACCGGTGAAGTTCACGCGGAAGGCCTCGACCGCGAAGTTGGTGTGGCGCTTGTAGAGCACCTTCCAGAACGTAATGTGGGGATTGCCAGTGATGTAGGCATCCTGAGCGCCGTAGGCGACGAGCTGAAGAAGACCACCTCCCATTTGTCTTTATACTTCGGAGGGATAAATTCTCCCTCCTCCGCAAGCTTTTTGTGCGGAGAAAGAGTAAATGGGCCGTCGTAGGACCAGCAAGATTGGGGAGAAATTCAATCGGTGCGTGAAATCCGTCCGGACGACGGTCAGGGCTCGTCCCAAATCGTCCAAGGAATCGGCTGCCATTGCCATCTGTACCAAGTCGGTGCTTCAGACCCGAGGTCGTACCCTGAAGCGCTACCGGAAGGGACGCCTGGTGACCCAGACGAAGCTGCGAGGTCGTCGTGGAATGAAGAAGGTCGGTGGAACTTCCGATGAAGACATAACGGATGCGGTAACCAAGTTTGTTAGTGCAATTTCTCAGCCTATTTTGCCAGAGGGAGGCGGAGTAATGGCAACCTATACAAAAGACATAAGGACTGATTGCTATACCATTAAGATTCTAGACCACGGTGAGAAATCGACAATAACGTCATGCCCGTATAATCACGACCGAGACGTGTTTGAAGTACAAGACCGCATTCGTAATTACAAGCAGCGCATTCCGGTTTTTGAAGATGGAGTTTGGCACGGACAGCTTTTCCTCTATCCCACATCGATGAGCCCAGAAGAGCAGTATTTAACACAAGTGGCTATTAACGACGTTCTTGGTTTCCATAGCAGGAACAAAGAAGAAAAGAAATTCTTCGGGAAACTAGGGAGTGATTCCATGCCGGCAAAGCGAGTGGAACTTATAGCTACTTCGATTATTCAAAGGGGGTACTATTACGAAACCGGCGGCGAATTAAGGTCTGTAGCAAAAAAGCTCAACGAAGCACTTGAAACCAAACGTAACTTTCGCGCAAAAAGGGAGACCGCGTAGAGGCGCTACACCCGGCGTCGGTAAGCTTTTTCTAGCAGAAACATAAGGATGACACACACTCGGGGGCATCGGATGCGCAGTCGGCGGCGGAGGGGCGGCGTAATGTGGCCGTTTGGCTCCAAAGAACCAAGCGGTGTTGCGCCTCGAGGATTCGTTGAGGCCAGGTCAGACTCTGTTCTTGGGAACATGGACGCCGAACGGAGTGCAAAATTGAATCCCATCGCTAACAAATTGATTTCTGAGCAACTTATGGACGAGTTTATTACATCCATTCCCGCAACAGAAACGTTTAAAGATTTACGGAAAAAGCTTAATTCTCCCGAGTATCGAGTTGAGTATTGTGGACATTATCCGCCCGGTTATCAGTATAAAAGATGTTCAGACAACAACGAAACAATACGTGATAAGCGTTTGAACATGATTAAAGAACGCGCGGATTTGAAATCTAATATACAGAAGTTTGTAACCCTCAAGGAAGGAGACATCGCAGACCTGAAAGCCCACGGTGCGGATGTTTCAGAGCTTCAAACTCAACTAAAGCAGTTTCAGGACCTGGTGAAGGGGGGGAAGCGTACTCGTCGTCGCTCTACGCGGTACACCCGGCGCCGCAAGCACTAAGCGCTCCCAGGGCCGCCATCTGTTCCGCCTTCTTCCGCGTCGTCCCGTGTCCGTAGGCAAGCTGCTTTCCGTCTCCATCGCAGACTGCCACTCGAATCTCACCCTTCTTCGGGTCATTTGACAGCATGACATACGCCGGCGTGCACTTGAGCTCCCGCTGGCAGTACTTCTGAAACAAGTCCTTGTAATTTGTCGTCTCTGCGACGATGTCCTCGATGTCCAGATAGGCCTCGAGAACAGTGGTTACAAACGTGTAGACAATCTGAAACCGTTGCCCGCAGTCGGTCCACAGCGCACCCAAGAAGGCCTCGAAGATGTCCCCCAGCTTCTTCAGGTTTGCGCGTCCTGCGATGGCCGGCGACTCCTCGTTGTGCCGAGAGATGACATAGAACCGGTCCAGTCCAATCTGCTTCGAGAGCTTGCCGATGCACTCGTTGTTCACCAGCGCCTTGCGAGCATCCGTGAGGAATCCCTGCTTGCGTTCCGGGTACTTCTTGCGGAGGTATGTGGCCACGCAGCAACCGAGCACCGAGTCTCCCTCGAACTCGAGGCACTCGTAGGACTCGTCCTGGAGAGGCATGACTCCCTGCGGACACGGAGCCAGCTGCGCCGGACGTCCATCGGGCGTCGTATAGTCGGTGCGTCTGACATACGTGGTATGGACCATGGCTGTCTGGAACACACGTGGAGTGCGCACTTTGTAGTGCGGCAATCCATGCTTGTGGAGGATAGTACTGATGTCGCGTTCAGTAAACCAGCGATTTGCGGGGTTGTAGGGCGAGTAGACGTCCATTGAAGGATTCTCTGTCAGACCTGTGTAGGTCCGTTTTACGCAAGACCCAAAAATTCACGCCCAATCTTCGACCCTACAAAGACAAACGTTGTTCCAGTCAACGCAACAATGGCATGGTTGCGCATGCTTCCACCGAGCATCGTGACATGAGACCCGATAAGAATGAAGATTCCGACCCAAAAGAGTGCCTTGAACAAGTCCATTTACCTTAGGATACGACCTTTTTTAGTAGTACTGGGGAAAGACGGACCGGAGAACCGTGTAGACCACCCCGAAGACAACCGCGTGGGTCAGAGTCTGGACAAACAGAGACTGGCCGGGCGGCAGGGCGAGGATGACACCGGGAGTCAGAAGGATAAACAAAAGCACGGGAACAATCACGTTGGCGTCAATCATTTGTTCTCAGGCAACTTTTTTCTCCGTCCAAGACCATACTCTTGATGGTGAAGTCCTTCCATGTCCATACCCTCGCGACAAAAGCCTTGTCCTCCACGCAGCACATGATTCCGCACCTTATTCGAGTGCAGAGTGGCTTCCTGGTCGAACCGAACATTCGGAACGTCCAAGCCCTCGCAGACACCCTCCAGGCAACACTTCGCGACCTCCAGGCCGTTCTTCAGAACCCCACAGTCCACCCCCCTGACGACCGCAACACCCCCACCGTTCCTTTGAAGTGAGTTACTCCAACGGTTTCAGTTCAAACGAGTATTCTGTTGCGGTGAGCTTCGGCTCATGGCGACGCACAATCTCACGCATGACATCCTCACCGTGTTCGGGCAGGATTTCAAGCAGGTAATCGTGCAGTTGCTTCTTCGAAAGGCTCCAGCCTTTCTTCCATTCTCCCGGCTTCTTCACCTGGAAGACCAGCTGGGAGGCCTTCAGTTCAATCTTATCCGGAAGCGGCTCCCGACGCTGAGCCTCGGCGTACGCAGCCGTGAGGTCCAGCTCCAGGGTCCTCCGCTGGTCGCGAAGTTCGTTGCTCCTCGCATTGAGGTCTGTCAGACGCTTGGAAACCGAGAGGTACTGTTCAAGTGTAGGGCGCAGAGTATCCATCCGTGGTGTGCTCCTCTGCACGAGAACAATGTGTCCGTTTTGAACAAGAGAAATGTCGGTCTTTGACGAGCAGGAAATCAAACGCCTCTGTGAGGTCTACAACCGCGAACATCCTCGCGA